GCCTAGGAAGATCTCTAAGTTCAATTTGGAAAACTTATTTTCGGTAATACTGAATCTTATAAACCTATCAACAGTTCCATATAAGAGTGAGCTGACTGGTGCAGCTGGTTTACTCTTCAATAGAATTCAGATAGGCTTTATGGATAATCCTACTGATCTAATCTCTCATCTTAAGATGTCAAGAGCTTGGTACATCTCGGCCATTAGAGGTGGGCCTCGGTCGTCTACCGGGTTTCCGCCGAAGGCTTGGTCTTTCGATAAGGATTGTCCTTTTCTTCTGGAGGCAGTCATGCCTGTTTTAGATAAGCATAGTACCACTCTATCGTTGACTGAACTTCTGTTCTTCCATAGAATCATATTTGCTTTACTTTCCTCGGACCGTGTTATCGTGATCCCGGCTAAACCGGATTTCACATCGATAACTGCTAAGGCTAAGATAACTAAAGACGTTTCTAAGGACAACCAAATCAAAATGGGCGAGATTCAGGCTGCTTGTGATTCGTTAGGTATTAAACCGGATGACTTCAAGGAGGCTTACGAGCATCACGTAGCTGGTTTCCATTACGAGGTTCTGACTTCAGCTGGGCCGAACGGTCAGTCGACATGGACGGCACACTCTGATGTTAGGGCCTGGTCTAAAGTACCAGAGTTGTTCTCGCAATTTAAGGTATTCCTTCAGGAATCAGGACTCTCGTTCATGCTCGATGACATGGAAGGAACTCTGAGACTGCCTGAAACAGATATACAAGCACAACGGTTTCCTTACCTTGGTCGACTGTCTACGATAGAAGAATGGGGTGGTAAGGCAAGAATCGTCGCTGCTCTGGATTATTGGACACAAATGGCACTCACACCCTTACATAACACAATCAACTCATTTTTGAAAGAACTTCCTATGGACGGTTCGTTCAATCAAGATGCGATAGTGCGTAGAGTTAAGGAATGGACCTCTTCTGATACTTTACCCTTGAACTGTTATGACCTCACTGCTGCTACAGATCGGATACCTGTTACGCTCCAAGATCAAATTCTTTCATACCTGATGGGGTCAACATCTTTCGGTAGTGCTTGGAGAAGGATCCTTACTGAAAGAGATTACCTAACTCAGGACGGCTGGTTACTCCATTACGCTGTTGGTCAACCTATGGGAGCA